GGCAAGACGACCCTAGCCTCTGTGGCGATACAGGAGCTTATTCGGACGATGCCGTTTGACATGGAACAGCCCGGTTTATTTCTGGATTACCCAAAGTTCCTGCGTCTTGAGAAGAGTGCCTTCTCAGATGATAACCTGGCTGATGACTTAAAGCGGATCTATGGGGATGACCGCCATTCGATCCCTCTATTCATACTAGATGACCTAGGTAAGGAATACAAAACACAGGCGGGGTGGGCAGAGAATGTTTTTGATGCTTTGATCCGTGCAAGGTTTAACGCAGGACTTCCAACAATCATTACAACGAATGTGCGTACAGACAGTTGGAGACGCACGTATGGTGAGCCAATGGCAAGCTTTGCCCATGAAGCATTCATGTGGATTGAGGTAGAATCAGATAATGGAGACTTACGAAAATGAAAATACCTGATATGTATTGGATGATCACGCAGCTTTTTCTATCTGACACCGGTGTGCACGAAGTGCATGTCCATCAGAGCACACACAAGCTGCGCTGCAACTGCCCTGGCTATACCACACGCAGTCAATGTAAGCATACTCGTTTTGTAAAAGAGAAGATGGCAAACAACGGTGGTACCTACCCTGTAGAGATCTCAAACAAAGTTGATCGTTACAAGAGTGAGATGGCTGCTGAGGATCCAGTAGCGTTTCGAGAACTACTGGTAAACTACGGCAAGATCGTAGCACTGTAGGAATGCGCGGGGGCGATATTTCTAACGAGATACCTATGAGGGTGCTCGTAACCTTAGACTGCATACTTGCTAGGGAACTAAAGTTTAATAGGGTGCTTGGTATTCAAGTTCCTTATGAAGAAGTTACTTACAGCCGTCAAGCTTTATCAAGCTTCTGGCGGTTCAGAGATAAGAATGAGTACACCCTAGAGCTAGTAGGGTTTGAGCATTCTCAAGAACAGATGGACAATGTGTTAGAGGATCTAGACAACCTAGGTACTAACCCATTTAATTATTCGAAAGCTTATCCGGTAGTTGCTGATCTTGTAGCAGAGCTTCCGTACAGGCCAGAAGTAAAATATGTAATTGATATCAGCTCTCGTGGTATGCGCTACGGGCACTGGTTTCTAGACGAGGGAGCAATGCATGGCAGCAAATAATGAAGAGCGCTTGCTTTCCAAAGCCATACGCAATAGGGATATCAGACCCCTTATTGGGTACGGTGTACAGGAGGACTGGTTCTTTAATGATCTCAACCGACAGGTGTGGAAGTTCGTTGCTAAGCATAACGAAAAGTATGGTGAAGTACCTACTGCCGTTACTGTAAAGGAAAACTTTCCTACCTATACGCTACATGCCGTAGAAGATAACATCGAGTATCTCTTGGATCAGTTGGTAGAGTACCGAAAGCGTCAGAAGACTATTGACACTTTGCTAGAAGCACAGCAATCTGTACAGCAAGGCGATCACAACGCCGCTATTCAGACTATGAGCTCTGCAGTTCAGTCGCTTCTTAACGACAACACCAGAGAGTCTAACGACGAGAATCTCAGCGAGAACCCACTGCAACGTTATGATGAGTATCTTAGTATTAAGACTCGTCCTAATGGTTTGCTTGGCATCTCTACTGGTTTTAAAACTATCGACGACATCACTGCCGGATTACTTAGTCAACAGCTGTGGACTATAGTGGCCCCACCTAAGACAGGTAAGTCTGTCTTGGCTATGCAGATGGCTATCCGTGCACAGGATGAGAACCTTAAGGTTATGTTCCAGTCGTTTGAAATGACTGCACGAGAAATGAAAACTCGTTACGATGCCATGCGTGCCCACATATCACACGGCCGTCTGATCCGTGGAGCACTGCACACAGAAGAAGAAAAACGTTACATGGATCATCTAAGTGAGCTCCGTCAAGAGTTCTGGATGCCAGACAACATTGCTGCTAGAACCATCACTGGTCTGTCTGCAAAGATTGAGAAGTTCAAACCGGATATCGTATTCGTTGATGGTATGTACCTGATGATGGATGAAGAGACCGGTGAGACTGAAAGCGAAAGATCACTACGTAGTCTTACTCGTAACATGAAGCGTGTAGCTCAGCGTTACGATGTGCCTGTGGTAGTGAGTACTCAAGCACTGCGCTCTAAAATGCGTGGAGGAAAAGTAACAGCGGATTCTATTGGCTATACATCTTCCTTTTTGCAGGATTCGGACATTGTGCTGGCACTACAGCGACAGGATGAAGAAGATGATTCGTCTAGGTCTTTAACTGTTGCAGCAAGTCGTATTTCAGGTATGGGTTCAACAGATCTCATGTGGGATTGGGAGGAGGGTCGCTTTGAAGAGTATGCAGCTTTCAGTGGTATCAAGTCCGTTTGACGGAACACAGCTATGCACATCATATGATACTGATATCTTCTATCCAGAAGACTATGAGGAGGCTAGTGTTGCACAGGCCAAGACTATCTGCAACGATTGTTGGATTAAAGACAAGTGCTTAGCGTTTGCTTTAAGCACTAATGAAAAAGAAGGCGTATGGGGTGGAACCACCCCTATAGAACGCAAACGTATTCGCAGAAGGGTTAAATAAATGTACGAAGGAAAAGAAAATCTTCAGATGGATCTAAGAGGAGAGCCTGTACACATCTGTGTGTGCGGTTCACGACTGTGGAATATACAGGCTATGTTTGAGGACTACGAGATCTCTATGTACTTTACAGAGATGAAGTGTGCAAGCTGCGGAAGCTTGGCAACAGCACCTACACTCGTAGATGCTCCCGGTTATACTCCGGAGTACTAATGTACGCCGAGGGTTCAGTAGAAGGTGTCTTATCTAATCTAGGTATTGAGGTTACGCAACGCGGGGATGAACTCCTAGGGTTGTGTCCAATGCATCTAGAGCGCACAGGCCGGGAGGATAACAATCCTTCTTGGTCTATGAATGCTGAGACTGGTGTCCATCACTGCTTTTCTTGTGGGTACAAGGGCACCCTACTAACTCTTGTCGGAGAGATCAAAGAGTTTACAACTACCTGGGGTCGTGTCGACTTCGATGCCGCCAAGGAGTGGTTGCGTAACAATGTTGAAGTTAACTTTGATTTCTTAGCCAAGCAGTTAGAAGAAGCACGCAACAGCTACATTCCTATCCCAGCACCTGTGGGTATGAGTGAGGCACGTCTGGCGATTTTCGACGGACATGTACCTGATTGGGCTTTATCTGCTAGGGGTTTATCACAAGAAGCTTGTGTGCTCCACGGTGTAAAGTGGAACCCAACTAGAAACTCTTGGATTACGCCTATCAGAAATCCATTAGGCTTCAAGCTTATGGGTTGGCAAGAGAAGAGTCAGACAGAAAGATTCTTCCGCAACCGACCTACAGGTGTAGCTAAGTCAAAGACATTGTTTGGTCTTGATGTGTTTAAGAATGGCACAATGATTGTTGTTGAGTCCCCACTAGATGCAGTCAAGCTCTCATCAATGGGAGTCTTTGGTGCGGTCTCAACCTTTGGTGCCTCGATCAGCGATGATCAGCTGCAGTTGATGAAGGTAGCAGACAAGCTTATCTTCGCCATGGATAACGATGCTCCCGGCAAGAAAGCTTCGGCAGACATGCTTGAGCGTACACGTAAAGAGGGTATGGAGTGCTGGTTCTTGAATTATCAAGGGAGCGAGTACAAAGATATCGGAGACATGCCAGAACATTTGGTACACTATTCCTTAGAAGGTTCAAAACATTCAGTATTTGGAGAGGCAGCATTCTTATGATCATTGGTCTAACAGGTTATGCACAATCAGGAAAAGACACAGTAGCTAAGATCTTAGTAGAGAACTATGGGTACACCCGTGTAGCTTTTGCAGATAAGATCCGAGAGTTTCTTTACGAGACTAACCCTATGTACGATTCAATTGCAGGGGAGCCTGTCTTTGTAAAGGCAAAGGTTGACCGTGATGGTTGGGAAGTTGCTAAGCAATCCCCACACATTCGCCGTCTACTTCAGAACTCTGGTGTTGCTGCTCGCAAAGTATTTGGTGAGGATTTTTGGGTGAACCAAGTATTTAAAAGCATTGACCCTGCAGATAACATTGTTATCACAGATGTCAGGTTCTCTAATGAAGCAGAAGCAATCAAACTTATTACTGAGTTTACTGGACTAGAGTCACAGGTGTGGCGCATCAAACGTCTAGGTATTAACCCAGTAAACGCCCATGTATCTGAAAGCCAAATGGACGAGTATCCTGTAGATCAGATCTTTACTAACAACTCCACCATAGAAGACCTAGAACTTATGGTTAAGACAAGAATGTTGGCGTTAGTATGATGTGGTCATGGGTACTGGCAACAATTGGAGTTACAGGCATCTACTTTGTAGGTCGTAAAAATAGGTGGGCATGGTTATGGCTCATATTCAACGAATGCTTATGGATCATTTACGCAGTGGCTACTAATCAATACGGTTTTATATTTGCCGCTGTTGCGTATACCGCCGTTTACATCAAATCCTTTTTACATTGGAGACAAGACGCGTGAGTTTTACAGGCACACTCTTACCTTACCAGGTCGATGCCGTACAGGCTATGGTGGCACGCAAGAAGATGCTTGTTGCCTACGA